TACCAACTATACCCGCTTGCAGGTATGTGTTGTTGATATACTCGAGTGTTATTTCACAGGTCCGTTGACTGGTAAACTGGTCCATAAGAACCGGCTTGTTAAAGTACGCATTATTTGGTACTGAAAAAGAATATACTAAAATCCATGTTATCATCATTTTATAACTCCTCCAGGTAGTTGCGAACCCATGCCAGCCGTGCCTGCTCATCTAATGCAGTATACTCCACAATGTTGCCACGGATGTGCTCCAACAGCGGATAATACTCTTCGTCGATTTGTTCCTTGAACTCTTTGGTCAACAGCTTGTCAGTCCGTGGATTACGAGCCACCCACTTTGCAGTTAGGTAGTACGGGCTCTTGATCTTTGCACTCAAGCCATCTTCCGTATAGAATACAAAGCCTTCGTGTTTAACTTTTAAAGACAAGTCTTTCAACACGCCCATGGTCACTTGCATAGATTCTGCATACCCACACTGCAAATGGCACATGGCATAGTTACGAGCCCACTCTGCAACATATTTGCTAAACATCTTTACCTTAGAGTCCCAGGTGTTTTTACGAATACCCAAGAAGTACATGCCGGCATCTTCCGGTACAATATGCGGGTCACTTGGATGGCAACATTCAAACATCAGCGTCAGGCCTGTTGCAGCACTCAGTTCAGTTTGCCAATCAGCATAAGGCCGATGCTTTACCATCATCTCCTTGGCATATTCCACATAGTCGTTGGCAGTGCTGCCAGTTGTGGAGATCAGGATGTCACCGTTGTACCAAGTCATTGCCACCATAAAACCGTTTACCTTGCGGTAAGCGGTAACTTCTACATCGTCAGCCAACACAGGAGCTTTGGCTTCTACACCGTAGTTGTAGATTTTAGTGAAAGGACGCGACACCACATTGAAGTCAGCGTCTACGATTGTGCCACGACATTCTTCCAGGAAGTCATTCCACAAGTTGTCATAAAACACACGTCGTGAATATTTCAGCACAAAGATGCCTTCGCCAGCAGAACGCATGTTCACCAGCTTGGGGTTTTCTAGCACAAACTTCTTCAATTCATCTTTAAACATCTTCTTCTCCAGCGGGGTTATGTGTATATTATACGCTCACATCAATATAGCGACCTTTGTCGGCATTGTTTCTATCATGAGCTATCTGTGCAGCTTTTTCCACCTGGTCTTTTTCCACCTCGGCCCTTTTCAATGCAGCATCACTCATCGTTTTTAAATTGATACTGTGCTCAATTTGATTTTGTCTCTCATGGTGTTTAATGACAGATATATCCATATTAACTCCTCATTAATAAAATGTCTATAGTTTTATCAGCATACTGTTTAATATCTTTAAACATGATGGCCTTTAATCTCGTTGTCTTTTATTCGGTTGATAGCACGTTCCATCGAGATTACAATTTCACCAGTTGAGTCCATGCCAACATCCAGCGCACGATACTGCTCTAATCCGCTTTTGCCACCGTGCAAGTGACCGTGAAATTGCAATGCTCCACGATGCATTTGGTCCCACTCGGCAATTGGATAGTGAAACATCACACACTTGTGACCATCGTAAGTAATATCCAAGTACTTGTGTACTTCTGCAAACGCACCCCGGAATGTGGCATCATTCAGTGTCTTCTTATCGTGATTGCCTTCAATCAAGATCTTGGTGCCGTTCAAACGGTTGACCATTCTGCCAGCCTCGCTGCCACTCATGAAAGCAACATCTCCCAGGATGTACACCAAGTCGTTAGGTTCTACTCGGGCATTCCATTCTGTAACCATGGCTTCATTCATGTATGCAACATCGTCTTTGAATCGAGCCCGTGTCTCGGGACAGAATTTCATGATGTTCTTGTGCCCAAAATGCAAGTCGCTTGTAATCCAAGTAGTCATATTATTCTCCCGCAAACTCGCGGATCCATTCAAATTTTGTTTCGCTAGCCTTTACCCACTTAAATTGCTCTCGCCGCCTGTTTACTTTGTCAAAGTCAAAGCAGATAAAGATCCACCCCTTGTCCTCGGAGAACTGTACAGAGTCGGCAGTGCGGATAATTTGTACAATCTTGTCTTTAAATTTTGCTACAATCATCATGCCGACTCCGTTCATTAATAAGTTTCTTTTACAAAGGTGTATTCAGCCGCCGGCCATTTTTCATTAAATTCATCTGATTTAATGTAGTCGTTATATGCCTTAGCGTCAAAAAACATCTTTTGAAATACAGTAGTAATCTGTCCTTTTGGGTTTATTGTTAGGTAAACTGATTTCGCCTTGCCTGCCATTTTAGCTCCTTGTTTGCTAGTGTAAGTATATATTATACAGTCAAACGAATGCCCTGTCAACTAATAATTAACAGGGCATTGTTGTAGTTTTACAACAATTAGTGAACAGATGCTTTAGCGTCTACCTTACATTCAACTACCCAATCGTTAAATTGAGTGAACTTGTTAACTTCTACTCCAAGTCCAATTGCTTCGTTTACAAAATGCTGTAATAGTGCATTGTAAAGTTCATCGGGCATTGTTTTTTTATCAAACTGAATTTTCATGTCTTTATTCCTAGTGTACTGTTATATTACCGGCCAAGACGATTCGTTCGTCTGTGGATATGCTTTCAGGAACGCAGTGATTCATCCAACCCGGAAATATGATCAGCATACCCTCTGTGGGTGTAATGCTGTGATCAATTGATCTAAACTGCAAGGGCGTAGGCGGATTATTCATCTTTAAATAATAGCAAAAACTAAATGTCGATGAAAAGTGATTATGCAGGTTAGTATGATCGCCGACGCGATATACAGCACCCCATAGCGAAGTGATAGAATACGAATACGGCTTCTGCTGGCTGTAATCAATAGGTTTAAGTAACTGAGTGATACTGTCCACCATGCTGACCCGCAGAAAATCAAAGAATTGATGGTACGGAGGATTTTGATGATCGATGGGCAATTGCCAGTCAGTCATATCTGCTTTAACGTTGGTTTTCCTGTCCTGTCTATCGCCCTGGGTTCGTATTAGATCAACCACGGCAGCATTGACTGCGCCAGCGTTTTCTAATGTATATGTGTTAATTAGACGTGTAGTGTCTAATACTAGCTTATCGACCATTATCTGTTTCTTTCGTTAAGTGATTGACAATCGATACAAGTTCTGCATCCGGCGACAGCTTGTTGGCGTGCTAGGGGAATGTCTTCACCACACTCGTCACAATGACTCAGGCTAGGCCCTTTTGGAATTGCAGCCCGAATCTTTGCAATTGCATCAGCACTAGCTAGTGTAGACACTAACTGTGCCATATCCGATTCTTCTAAATTGTCACCTTGGATACTTTCGTATTCTCTCATCATCTATCCTTAAATACTGTTATTAAATGTAGGCCAGTTGTCAATATTAGGCTTTTCGTTTTCATCGTAGGTCCAACCTAATGCAGACATCATGCGGTGCTTGACTAGCAAGTTAGGGCTGCGCCAACGGCCGACATCATCAAATCCCAGCATCACACCAACTTCACACACTGCGCCTGATCTACAAATGCCTGCCATACAGTGTACTACAACGTTCATACGATTGTCAAGAGCATGTTGCAGCAATCTTACTAATTCAGCTGCCTGTTCTTCACTACATCGCATAGCTTCGTCTAGGGCAAAATCCTTAAGCTCAATATCTAAGAACTCAAAGTTGTGGCGCTCTTTGAACTTGTGCTTGGCCTCGGGCCGCCAGCTGGCCAGATCATCAGTAATACTAATCAGCATACTGTTCTCTCCGGCTGCATGATGAAATCCTGTTGGAATATCTGAGGCTGCTACGTTTTCAATCCATGGCATTATACACGCTCCTTTTTAACACGGCCTATCCGGCTTGCCTTGTTCCAATCATAGGCAATGCCGTCTGGGCACTTACCATCCTTGACTGTGTCTACACCAAACAATCCGCATACCTCAAAGTCGCTTCCTTTGATAGTTACAAATGTGCCAACTGTTTTGGCAAAAGCCATAGCTTCTTCCAAAGTAGTTACTGTGTTTAGTGTAAGTCCTAGTTTGCTTATTATTGTGTACATGCGACTATTATACAGTGTTTTTAACAGGGTGTCAAGTGGTGCTCTAACTAAGAATCGAATTTAGAATGCCGACATACCAAGTCGGTGTTATACCATTTAACTATAAGAGCTTATTTGGTCCGGCGTAACAGAATCGAACTGCTGTTTAGAAGGTAGAAGCTTCCTGTATTTTCCACTATACGAACGCCAGATAAAAAACTCAACCGTAGAGACTATGTTCCAGAGGGTTGAGCCGTGTTATTGATATTCTACATCTACTGCTAGAATAAATCTGTAGTCATTGCTTTGCACAATGCCTGGTCTGTGCCAACTATTACTGGGATAGATTAACCAGTTATAGTCAGTTGGCTTGACGAAGAACTTGCCATCACTCTCGGGCCCGTTCGGAGCCATTTCGGTACCGCAGTAGTCACGGTCTTTTACGTCTTCCGGAATGTGCAAGTAGAACAGGCCACTTAGCATTTTACTGCTAGGAGTTTTTGGATGCCAGTGGTGATGCCAAAGTTTTTCGCGGTCTTCGGCACCCTGGAGATTTGTCATAAAACTCCACGCCATCATGTTAGATACTTTAACCTCACGGCCTAAATACATAAACACTGAGAACAGGAAGCTCATACGGTACTTTAACCATATAGCTTCCTGTCGAGCAAATATATTTTCTTTTGTTTGAAACTTGGGACTGTTAGTAAAGTAGTTTCCGGCTGCAACAATCTGTTTAACAACTGCAATAGCATCAAGATTGTCTTGCGAAGTAATTACTGAACTAAAGTCGTATTTTCTAAATGTATCGTTCTGATCAATTACTTGCATATTATGGAGCGGGATAGGAGAATCGAACTCCTGACCGAAGATTGGAAATCTGCTGTTTTGCCATTAAACTAATCCCGCAAAATTTGTTGACATACTACTTATCACATTGTACTCCGTATGTCAGGGAGAGTTGGTTGCGGAACCTGGATTTGAACCAAGAACTGAAGCTTATGAGACTTCTGAGATACCATTTCTCTATCCCGCGATAACTTATTAAATTAAACCTTCAGCAGTCAATACAGCTACGACTTCATCACTCAACGGCACTTCCGTTTTGATGTTCGACTCAAGAATTTCATCATTGATCTTCTGCTTCTGCTTCTTGAGATTCTTAATCTCAGCTTTGATCTGATCAAGTTGGTCTTGACCTACAACACTAGTTGAAACTGTGTCACTTGCACCGTAAATGCTACGGCGACTTTCATCCTTGCTGTTCCTGATCTTTTCCAACTTACCGTTGATAACTGCAAGATCAGTTACAGCAGACACCGCACCTAGTTCCTCTAATTGACCAATACGCTTGTCAATAAACGCTGCTGTTGCTAACTTGCTATCAATGCCGCTTTGTGCATTAGCTGTGCCAACTAAGGCACGGATATTGTACAAACTTAACAACAGCTTTTGACGACGAGCGTCATTCACAAACAGGGCAGTGTTTGCTTTGGTTAACTCAGTTTCAACATTCTGAAACTCGTTAAGCTCAATTGTAATATCAATCTTGATGCTTTTAATTGCATCATTGATTGCTGCCTGTACTGCACTTGCTTTTCTAAGAGAAATGTTCATCTCGTGATCCTTTCTTTTTTGCCTGAGGCATTGTCTTTAGCCATTCTAGTCTGGTATATTTTCCTGCTTCAATTTCACGCAATGCGGTAACTACTGTGCTAGAATCTTTGCCTTCGACACGCGGCAGAGATCCATGCGTTAGTTCACGAGCTCGTTGACTAGCTGCAATTACCATTTCAAACCTACTACCGAACATTGCCGCTGCTGCTTCTGATGTATATCTAGCCACGTTAGTTTCCTTTTAAAATACTATTATAGTGTCGTCTAGACAAAAGGTCAAGTAAATGACTGGACAATGGACAAATCGCAATGTACAATATGCAATCCACAGAGGCCATTATATTTCCAGAAATCAAATAACAAATCTTTAGGGCTGGAGCACAACAACACGGACACTTTTCATGGGTGTTTGGAGTAGTTGTTCATTATAGCATAAAGCCATAACGTTGTGTCATCTCTCATCTACCTTTTGCTTCGACGGTTAGTTTTAACAAACTAACAAAACTGGCTGGCAAACCTGGGCTCGAACCAGGGACATTTCGGTTAACAGCCGAACGCTCTACCAACTGAGCTATATGCCAATAAACTTGGTGCCCCATGACAGAATCGAACTGCCATTACCTGATTACAAAACAGGTGTTCTACCATTAAACTAATAGGGCTTATCTACTGGTGGAGGTTAAGAGAATCGAACTCTTACGAAGACCTTGCAAAGGTCCCAGGCTACCATTACATCAAACCCCCAATACTTTACTTACCTTGTGGACCCGATTGGCGATTCTCACGCTTTGGCTGAATAGCGGAACAAAGCTCTGCATCAATCATCGCACGTTTCCAAGCAGCCTGTTGATGCGGATCCTTTAGTGGACTCATTGCTAGACTTGCTTTAGTTAATGATCTCATTCTGTACTTTGAATCTGGTTTCATAATATTTCCTTTTGATAAAAAATTGGAGGAAGCGGTGGGATTTGAACCCACGGACCCTTTTAACGGAGCCGACTCCTTAGCAAGGAGCTGCCTTCGGCCACTCAGCCACGCTTCCATAAACTTGGTGGATCCTGACGGGCTCGAACCGCCGACATACTGCGTGTAAGGCAGGCACTCTACCAACTGAGTTAAGGATCCTTCTATTCTGAAACACACTGCCAATTATCCTTGCGGATATTGTTATCTGAAACGACCCGGAGTACGACTCCCAGGCTCAATGTGTTTTAGAATAGTGGCGGACTGAGAATACATCCTAACCTAACAACACTCCGGACATTATTGTAAACCTTGCGAGTCTACTTTCTTCCGACTTCCACTAAGACCTCTTTCAAGGTTTCCTAGTCTGTTGCCAGCATCGCCGTTTTTAAAGACAGGCAGTAGTCTTGTCGCCATATGCTATTCTACGCTTTCCATCCCGTTAACCTTGCGAGCTATTCAAGTGCGCTAACACCTTACGAAACTTCCTGCATAAACTAACTTCACCTTGCGAGCTTAGTTAGACTGTATTGTGTTGCCACTACAGTATTAGATGCTTTTCACATATGACCGAGTCAGTCTTTGCTTTTATGTTAGATAGTGGTTTTGAAGCCACAGCCTATTCCTTAACAGGGAATTGCTCTACGATGAGCTATATCAACCTACTGCGATGTGCTGACTCAGTTGCTATATAATCTTTTGGACTACATAATACAACACACCACGTACCTTTTGCCTCGCGAGCTACTCAGTCGTCCTTTGCGATCACTGTGTACGTTTCACAACGCACCCAACAACCACTGAAACTGCGCACAAGCCCTTAGGAGCGACCCTTCGGACAAATACACTACCCTTTCTTGTACCAACTAACTGATTGGTTACATAGTGAAGCACAGCACCACCTGTTTGCTTTCCATCTGCTTGCGTTACCTTGCGGCGCTTGAGCAAACGTTCTTTCCACTACTACCAGCTTTGCTGTTATCTCCACCGGTCTTATGGATGAAGCATACCTCACGGTATCAAGCAGGCTTGTCTAAATGAACTATTACTAGCGGAGTTATGTAGGCATACCTCCTTTGACTGTGTCACCACAGTTATTCTTTGTAAACGGCAAGCCGCCTACAGGATGTTAAACCACCCTTAATCTTTATATAGAGGCACACTCACAGGACTCGAACCTGCGGACCTCGCCACGGACGAAGCTATGAATCCACCATATCAGCGTGTACTGCGCCTTGGTGTGCTTTTATATAGAGACTATATTTTATGGTGCCCGAGGCCGGACTCGAACCGGCATGCCCTATCGAGCGAGAGATTTTAAGTCTCTTATGTATACCATTTCATCACTCGGGCGTATTTTTACCATATTGAAACATACTAAAGAACGACCACAACACCCAAAAAGACTTGTAAGACAAAATGTTGTGCAGTAATATGTTTTAATATGGTGCCCTGGGAGAGACTCGAACTCTCAGCTTACGGCTTCTAAGACCGCTGTGTTTACCAATTTCACCACCGGGGCAATACTTTACTTAATTTTTTAAAGAACGTTACTAATTGCTTAGTATATAACTATTATAACATCACTATCAAGTGATGTCAACTACTTTTTAAAAATTCTTTTAAAAATCTTTTTATCAGTAGTAGCAGCTTTCTGCTTAGTATATAACTATTATATAGCCTAACCTACTGTTTGTCAACAGTTATTTTGGTTTATTTTACAATAAACTTGGTAGAGCATGATGGATTCGAACCAACAACAAGATACCTCAGATACGTGACGCCTAGGCGTATCTATGTTGAGGTTTCAGCACACCGATACTGTCTCACTTGATGCTCTATAAATTGGTACCCCGAGTCGGATTCGAACCGACACGATTCTCCTTTTGAGAGAGACGCCTCATACCAATTGGGCTATCGGGGCATATATAAAAACACACTACTATCACTCAACTGTCCGCTTTATAAGCACTATGTACCTATAGTGATATAACGGTATTTAGAATGTGTTTTTATATATGGTAGTTCCTAAAAGAATCGAACTTTTGTATCTGACAAGTCAAATCAGTGTTCTACCATTGAACTAAGGAACTATACTTGGGGAGAATGATGGGAATCGGACCCACGCAACGAGAATCACGATCTCGGATGCTACCATTACATCACAAACTCCATTAATTATTATCTGTTCAAGGGTAAATTATTCTTTAACTCTTTCCAGTGCATCTTTACGCATTAGAAATTTTCTATCTTGTACGGTCTTACTGACCAATAAATATTCAATTCCGTCGATTACTTGAATAGCTTTGGTGTTGTTACACACTACTCGTTCATTATTAAACTTATTTTTAAAAGTAATTATCTTCATGATGCTGTCCTTTTTAAATTTGGTCGGCCCTGCCAGAATCGAACTGACGACTTCCTGCTTCGAAGGCAGGCACTCTATCCATCTGAGTTAAGGACCGGTGAAACCATATTAGAGCATACTGGACTCGAACCAATAACGAGATACTCCAGATACGTGACGCCTTGCCGTATCTATGACGAAGTTTCGGCGCACCAATGCCGTCTCACTCGATGCTCTAATATGGTGCTCTAACGTAGAATCGAACTACGGTTCCTGTCATACCAAGACAGTGTTCTGCCATTAAACTATAAGAGCATGTGGTACCAGTGGAGAGGTTCGAACCCTCTCACTAAATTTGGTCCTTCCGCTAGGATTCGAACCTAGGACGCTCCCTAATCTGGGGACATGTGCTGTGTATAAAACAGGTGTTTTACCGCTAAACTACGGAAGGAATATATTGGTGCGTATGGATGGAATCGAACCACCATTACCGAGTTCGTAGCCCGGAATATTATCCATTATACTACACACGCATATGTTGGCAGAGGGTGATGGTAACGCTCCATCTCACCTAGTTTCAAAGACTAGTATCTGCTCTTATCGATTTACCCCCTATAATAAATTTGTTAAAGTAGCGGCACCACTTTATTGCCACCATTCATCCGATTATACATGTCCGGACGGCATTCGGTACGTTGCTTGGGATTGGGTCCAGTACAGCAACCATCTGCGCCGATCCCATTCAAGCGATCAGCCGGGAGTCGAACCCGTTAACCTTCTACTGGTCAGTACCTTCGAAGAATACTGAACAGCGTGACTTCTCTTGCCAACACTCTAACAAAACTTGGCGGAAGGATGGTGTAATCGAAACCCTGGCCTTTCGGCTCCACCTGTGTTCAAAACAGGGCCAGCATCCCCGGCTGGACAACCTTCCATATTTGGTAGCGGGTCCAGGATTCGAACCTGGGATGCTCCTGGCTTATGAGACCGGAGTGGTGGCCACCCTACCCGCAATTTATTTGGTAGTAGCGATCGGACTTGAACCGATGATCTTTTCCGTATGAAGGAACTGCATTAGCCACTATGCTACGCTACCATATTGAAACACACTACGGAGTCGAACCGCCTTGCTAGCTCTCTCCGGAGTAATGACATATTGGTAACCCATAACACCTGCCGCTAAACAGGCTCGTTACTATATGCTAGTATGTTTTAATATGTAAACTCATTGTAGGTTGGATTTTGCAACCAACATACAAGCCGAATATTGGCTCTGTCTTGTCTGTTAGACCACTACGAGTTCTTGAGGTAATTACTCCCCAATCTGATTCAAGGTAAATTACTCCTTGCTACCATATTGAAATATACTGCTGAATTGTGTTGGACAGTCCGGTATCCGCAAAAACCTGTGCGATATATTTCAATATGGCCCCACTCCCTAAAGTGGTTACATATTGTCTTTGTGTAGTTTTTATGTACAGCCTAGGACGACGGTCCTGCTCGCGTGAATCAGGAAAAATACAAATCGCTTGACCTTTTGTATTTTATTTACAATGAAGTTTCCCCCATTCGCCGAAGTGTGCCAGATCAAACTAGGGATGCTTGAACTAGGCATGGCGCCTTAATTTTTTTACCATATTGAAACACACTAGACTTTGGAATTGAACCAATTCACCTATACCCGTTCTCATGGTAGAATATACGCTAGCCCACTCTCCAATGCACTTCAATATGGCATATCCAACATCACACGGAATCGAACCGTAAAGTCTGCCTGCGACACGACTGCGACCACGCCTAGACCCTGCAGAGTCCTTTGTGATGGTGTGTTGTTGATCCCCGGTGGCCCCTCAACCTTGGCCCATGCGGTGTAAGTCGAAATACACATTTCCCTCTATTGGCAAGGGTGTATACAGCCCCGCTAAACACATGGATAAAACTTGGTGGGCTATCGAGGACTTAAACCTCGCAACATCTCTATGTTATAGAGATAGGATTTCCAATCACTCTAAAGCCTAAAACTTAGTGTGTAAGCATGACCAAACCTGCTGCTTACACTTCAGACACCTTACCTTGATGCTTGGCGTTGTGGTCAACCCATGTGTCTTACTAAACTTGGTGGTCAGAAGAGCACTCGAAGCTCCACTTTCATCCTTATGAGGGATGCTCTCTTCCTCTTAAGATATCCGACCAATTGTAAACTTATCTGTTTTAATATGGTGTTGGTCTTTCCCAACTGTCATCAACGTCACTGTTACGCCAGTATTTGTGTTAGCCAGCAATCACGCTGGACCACGATCCCAATTATTGGGTCACCTGTTAAGGGAGTCGTTGCCTCCACCCATCAATTCTGTACCATATTGAAGTACACTAGTATCCTTCGGGGCGGACCCCAAAGTTAACATATCCCTATGACAATCACAATGTACTTCAATATGGCTTGCGCCACCATGTGTTTTTAATGAACTCTACGCAACTAGCATGATGTCTTGTTGCTGTTTAAGTATTAATTATAACAGCATTTTGCTGTAGTGTCAACAAACCCATTGTTGTATTTTTGCAACATTACCATGTGTCAGCACACTACTATCACTGAATGTCCGCTTGCTCACCTTGTGGTCAGCGTGATATTAACGGTATTTTTAATGTGCTGACACATGGTGGATCCACTCGGATTCGAACCGAGAATTTACAGGGTAAAAGCCTGATGTTATAGCCGTTTAACTATGAATCCCGTATGGTCCCACACCGCGGTAATGATCCGCGTTCTTTCGGTTAAGAGCCGAGTGCATCACCTTAATGCTTGTGAGGGTTGGTTGTAAATTAATTTTCTTTACTGTGCCAACCCAGACCAATTACGGGATCTAGATTGACACTAGAGTTTACCTCGTTTCATGTCATTTCCTTTTTAAAATTAGTAACATACAACTTATCACATTATACACCGTATGTTAGGGTGAGTTCTTTGGTCTCTTGTGAAGGACTCGAACCTTCGGAATCCTCGCCCCAAACGAGGTGGTATAGCCGCTAACCGAACAAGAGATTAAATTGGTGCAACCTACAGGAATCGAACCTGTTTCAACGGGACTTCAATCCGCCGCTATGACCACATCAGCTAAAGTTGCATATATTTGGTGCCCCAGGATGGAATCGAACCACCGCACTCGCCTTACAAGAGCGAACCTCTACCATTAAGGATACAAGGGCAAAATTGGTACCTAAGTATGGAATCGAACCATCATCGATCGGTTATCAGCCGATTGCTTGACCATTAAGCTACATAGGTATATTTGGCGGAAAGCAGAGGAGTACCGTGGCATATAACTGGAGTACGGAGTGAGATTTGAACTCACGGTTTTACTGTTTTGCAGACAGTTCCCTTGGGCCTCTCGGGCATCCGTACATTGCTTGGCGTACCTCCAAGGACTCGAACCTTGAATGCTGATTTTGGAGATCAGAGTGTTGCCATTACACTAGAGATACATTACTTGGAGCGGGCAACGAGAATCGAACTCGTAATTTAACTTTGGCAAAGTTATGTGTTTCCACTAGCACCATGCCCGCATAAACTTGGTGGAGGACCAGGGTATCGAACCCTTGTAGTCGCGATGCTTGCAAAGCAACGCCGCCGCCCTCGGCTCCCCCCATATAAACTTGGCTCCCCAGGTACGGATCGAACGTACGACATCTTCGTTAACAGCGAAGCGCAACTACCTCTGTGCTACTAGGGAATAAAACTGGTAACGCTACGGGGAGTCGAACCCCGCTCTGCAGGATGAAAACCTGCTGACCTAACCGATAGTCGATAGCGTCATACTTAACTTGGCGGTCCCAAGGGGTAACGATCCCCTTCTTCGACAGTGACAGTGTCGTGTGCGTCCGTGAACACTTTGAGACCTAAACATGGTACTGTCGACGAGTATCGATCTCGCTTCTCCGCCTTGAAAGGGCAGCGTCCTAGCCACTAGACGACAACAGTGTAATTTGGTGAATGAGGTAGGAATCGAACCTACTTGCCGAAGCCACTGGGTTACAGCCAGCTGCCCTACCATTAGAGCATCTCATCCATTAATTTGTTAACACTCTCCACGCTATGCGTCAACCGGGAACCCCCAGTCCAGGAAAGTGTATTATAAAGCACTTTTCATGGATGAACCCACATGTCTCCTTTCGGATAGAAAGTGCTTTATAATAACTAGTATTTTCCCTCCACAAAAGGAGATGCCATCCACTAGTCCGTGTATAAATACATTATAGGAGATAGAGATGTTCTATTATGTTTACAAGATAACTAATACAATTAATAACAAAATTTATATCGGGGTTCATCAAACTAAAAATTTAGACGATAATTATTTTGGTTCAGGACTCAACATTAATCGTGCTATTAAAAAATACGGCAAAGCCAATTTTACAAAAGAAATTTTAGAATTCTTTAATTCTGAAAAAGATATGCACGACAAGGAAAAAGAATTAGTTAATACTAATTTTGTAAACTCCAAGGATACATATAATATCACTGAAGGAGGACATGGTTCCTTTTCTTATGTAAACTCATTACGTAATCAGGGACATCGAGCTGGCCAGCAGGCAGAAGCGTCAATGATTCGTGCTAATAAGTTAAAATCTGATCTAGCATACAAATCGCAATTTAGTGACACAATGAAAGTGGCTGCAAAACAAAGAATTGATGAAGGAAAAATGTTTTTTCAACAAGAAGGATATATTAATGCTGCCACAATGCGTAAATGGATGTCTAATGATTTAGATGCTAAATCATTATATGTACATATAGATCAAATTAGTTCCTATACTAGTAACGGATGGTATTTGGGACGCAAATACAAAAAAACTAGCTTAGGAACTAAACATAAGAAAAGGAACTAACCTTTTCTGTTAGGGACAATACCCTAACCAGGAGTCTTACAGTCTGTGTTGTAGCACAGAGTTCATGTATCCTGTCCGCCCGTTTGCCAGATGTTTATAGTGCCCGGCGAGGTCCTCGTTACCTCTTGTTGCACTTCACTAAAAGAAAAACCCCAGGGTTTTAATCCTAGGGTCCTTTGAAGTTTTGAAATGTATTAAGTTGTTACTTAACCATCCCAGCCCTCCCGGACCCTGGTAATCTCTGGTGTACGATCATATGATAGACTTTCACAATTAATCGCTGACCAACCGGAGGCTATTACGCCTAACTGTTTGGGCATTGTATTAAATGTATGTTGTCTATTAAACGATTGCATTTTTTTTCTCTTTAATCTTGTTAACTAACTAGCACTATTACTTGTTAGTATGTGTTTATTATAGTGTCTTTTACGACACTTGTCAACCTCTTTTGTAATTTATTTTTGTTGTATTTCTACAACATTTACAAACTACATTGTCTGCTAACTTGTGTTTATTATAGTGTTATTTAGTCTGATTGTCAACCTCTATTTGCATTTCTGGCAAAATAAATTTTAACACTGTCTTAAACAACTGTTCTTATTGTATTGTCTTTTTATTTAGCTGTCAATTACAATATGGCCACATAATGTGGTAATTTTGCAACATTTAGTCAAAAAGTGTTTGGTCGTTGATCAGTAAGTGCTTACCAATCTCGTACAGCCCGACTGCTCCAGTCATGTCCATAGCAGCCACGTGTATCTGTGCAATACCTTCTTCGTCGATAGCACAGGCCACAAACTCTGCGATAGTGCCTGCTTCGACCTGAGCCCGCATGTCGTCGAGAACTTCGATCATTGCTGCCTTCTGTTCTTCTTCCATCAGAACCTTAGGACTCTTTGATGATATACTTACTACTTTCATATCTGCCTTTATGTTATTCTAAAATATTATCTGCTATACCTAGTTCAACTGCCTCAGATGAGGTAAGATAAACATCGCTAGCCGGTAAAAGTTTTTTCTTAATTACGCTAGCTGTCATTCCCGTGGCATCTTTAAGTATGCCAACCATTTTAAGATTTAGTAATTCAGTTTCTTTCATTTCTGCTTTGAGGTCGTGATATTTGCCGTCGGTGCCGGCACTGAACTGATGACACATGATTCCGGTATTCTTCCCAAGGTATCGTTCACCATTAGTTCCAGAAGCAAAGATCAAGAAAGCAGCACTCATAATAGAACCAATTCCAATAGTACGGATAGTATATTTGCTAGTTTGCATAACGTCAATAAGCGCAAATGCTTGGTAAAGGTCGCCGCCTGTACTGTTTATATACAAGGTTAGAATTTTATCTGCTTTAGTACCTAAATTCTCGTAGGTGATCCATTTAATGCACTTTTCAATATTTTCTTCTTCAATTTCTCCTGTAAGGAAGAACACTGAGTGTTCTAGCAGCTTGACGCTAATTCGGTCTTCTGCATTAAAATCTTCAAGTTTTTGCACTCTAAGTCCCACGGTTATACTGTGCTTGGCTAATCATTCTGGCGTTGAACTAAATCGATGTAAAAAACTCTCTTGATAGCAACTGTATTCTTTACATTCGAGGGCAGTATTTTTGGGATCGTATTCTCTATAGTGAACCCAGATATGACCTTCGAGTTCAATAGTATGTAACACTATAAATTTTTTATCAGTGCTCCGCCAAAGTGATCCGTCTTTAATCATAAGCTCTCCTATTTGAAAATTTCTAATGCTTCTGTATCAACATTTTCTACCATGTGAAGCATAAAGCGATAAGCATCCCATGCTTTCTTAACTGACTCGTTTGTACTTAGTTCTGTAGGAAATAGATCGACCCATACTGAGTTTTTGGGCTGCTTGTGACGCTGAAGCCCTTGGCGTCTCGGCTGCAAGATTTTATTACTATCCCATAGATCAATAGCAACCTGTTGACATTTTGCTTGATCGAGCCCAGCAAGATAATCACTGCGGCCCATATAATTGGCAATTACTGAATCTAATTGATCCCGGTCATGGATAGAAGTTGCAGCAACAATAAATGCAACATCGTCAATACTAACTTCGCCATTTACGATATCACGTACACAACGTCCAAAACTAAATCCAATTTTCATATGCGCCTTAATCTATTAAATGATATGCTATTATAACACAAGTTGACGAGAAAGTCAACTCCATTTCATAGCAAACATAGTTGCATCTTGTTCGTTTTGAAAATACCAGACTCTGCCATCTTGTTCGCTTAGATCACGAAATTTATGCTGACAACAAGTTAAACACCAAGTAAGTTTTTCTGAGAATTCAATATCATTTCCAACATGCACCGCATAATATGTTTCTAAAAGTTTCATCAGCTGGTCGTCAGTTTTTAAATCGTGCTCTGCTCGGATGGCTTTAAATATAGTAGAAGATCGAGTATCATAAGGCGTCCTGGACATTATTTTTTTCTTAACAACATCTCAGTCAAACACGGACCCATAAACTTGGCTGTGATTGCATACTTGTAGCCCCAGCTTTCAGCATCAGACATTCTATGCCATGTAGGTACATCGCAGGCATTTTTCATAACCCATTGGCCAAACTCGCTATTTTGCCATTCCATCAAGGGGTGGGTCGCATATAAATCAGGATCATCTACATCGCCCATAGTAAAAGAATGGACAACAATTTCACGCATTTCTTCCACACTGTCTCCTACTTGATTATATTGATATATAGTCTTAGTAGGTTTTTTGCCTATCCATCCTGACATTGCTTGCATATCTAACCCACCACTAAAACTGCTTATTGCCATATTAGAAAAACTCATCTGGTTCTGCAAAATAGTCCCAACCTGGACCGCCTAGCATCTTGTTTAATTCCCACTTGGCCTCTTCATTCTGGCACTCTACAGGCATGTCTCGACTGCCTACTATAGTATTGCATTGAGCACAGAAATAGTTCATTCCAAACCGAGGCTCGTCATAATAGGCAACTCCTCCACAGGGCAATACCATGTAGTCAGTATAGTCTATTATCTCCATTTTAGAACAAACATCGTTCTATCCTGTTCTTCACGGAACCAAAACCTGCGGTCGTTCATATACCATCGAGCATTGGTCCCTGGTACATCGTTGTCGGCCTGCCCCCAAATACTGCCGGTACCGCCGTAGGTGTCCAACGCCCACACTTCCATATCTAACCAATTGCCTCCAATAGGTTCCACACAATAGTAGCGTGATCCATAAACTTGGCCTTCACTCAGTATGAGATCACTAACAGGCTTACTGGTTAAATCACGCATAAGTCGGTCTATGGCCTGTTGAGTACATACGCTTTTACCTAATTGTCTAGCAGTGAACATAGTCATCTTCTGTCTTTTATTTTTTATCATAGCATCTACTAATCGTTCTTGCCAAGGATATAAATCCATTATATGCCCCACCTCAATAGATAAAATGCCAAATCTTGTTCGTTGGTAAATCTAAACTCGTAACAATGCTTGGGCATCCATCGGTCATGCGACTCAGATCCAAATGTGCTTCTGCACCAGGCAAGGCGTTGTTCCCAATCGCGGCTCATAGGGCTTGCCGACACCTTGGCTCGAAATTTCATGACCACCTCAGGGCAAACAGGGTAGCATCTCTGCCTTCTTTAAAATAAAAGTCGGTGCTGTTATGATGATAGACAGCATTCCACTGATCCTTAAATGACCCTAAGTGTTTGCCTAACCATATTTCAACATTGTCAATTTTCATTCCTGTGTCATCTACACCAAGATTCACACAGTGTGGCCACAGTTCTTTTTTCAGTATTCTCACGATCCACTCCACCTCAATGCAAACAGAGTAAATAGTTTCTTATCCACTATCTTATAGTGATACAATTCTCCGCCTCCTGGTGTAAGCCAGGCAGGGTCGTTGTCGTCTTCTGGAAATTCACAATGGTCTAAATCTTTTAGGCCGTAAGTTTTCTTAATAATTTTAGCAAAATCTTCTAGATCAAAATCACTACCCGCATGTACTCCTAGCCCATCGAGAGAGTGATGTTTGGTTACTTTGAAATATAATTCGCTAGGCATTTTATACAGCATGTCCACTCCATCGTAGAGCAAACAGAGTAGCCAGCTTGGGATCTTTCACAGTGATTGTGGGAATGTAATCACCAGCAGTGTCATGAACCTGTTTATCATCAACCCGTTTATCATATGGTCGAAATCTACGCTCATAGTACCACGCACACTGATCAAAACGCCTGTCTAGCCTAATCATGTCACCGCCAACGCCCACATGTTCTCGCAACCATGCAACACACTCGTCGGATACACCATGAGGAAACTCTACTTTCATCTATTACCTCTACTGCCAAACTTTAACATAAACATCATAGCATCATGCTCGTCAGTGAACTGAAAGTAATGTGCATAATTGTGTTCTTCCCGCCAAATTTCTTTACAGTTATCAGTACACCAACTATCCATTTCTTGAATTTGATCACGGGTGATGCCGTCAAAATTTACCCTATAAGGATAAACAGTCCTGACTCGTGTTGATAGTAACTGATCAAGGGTTGCAACTTTAGTTCCGGCCATTACCATACCTTAATAGAAACATTGTGCGTTTCGGTTCATCGTAGAAATCCAGTCGAACAGTATGTACCATATCCGCCGCGTCAAACGAATTATTATTACTAGCATGATACTCATATTCGGTATGTTCACGTACTGTAAAGCCCAGTACATCTTTCATCTTGGCTCGACATAGATAAATACTGGGCTTTTCACGTTGCTTAATCACAGTAAGAACTATAGACCATTGTTCCGGAGTCATTACTATAGGCTTGCTCATAATCAGTAACTAATTACAGCACACGATATTTTTCAATTGCTTCTTCAAGTGCAATTGTTACAAGTTCGTTAAATGTAATATCACGCTCGTGTGCAATTTTCATATACACTAACAATTCTGCTTCATCAAAGTTTACTTCGATCTGAACACGAGTATCATAGTCTTCACCGTCTCGGATAGCCAATGCTTTTTGGATAAAATCGTCTACTACATCTAGCTCAACGTAGTCAACATCATCCCATGCTTGATTAGCAAGCACTTCTTTATCTGCTGATTCTGCACTATGAGCTTCTGCATATGCTGGATTTAGCATACGATAAGCACGATCATTGGTGTAGTCACATACTTCAACTTCGTAGACTGTTTGATCGACAGTGTCAAACACACAGTTAAAACTGAAGCCTCCGGCACCGTGAACGCCATTCCATGCACTGATCATGTGTGCATTAGGACCAAAGCAGTTCCAACCGTAGTCACTGCCTTCGTTGATCTTGTATTCAATAAGTTCTAGGTATTCTTTAAGTGTGATCATTTTTTAGCCTTTGTAGTTAATGTAGGTTCTTGAGATTTTACCAACTGTTCGCCAGTGTCTGGGTCAAAGTATACTGGACGATAATCATACTTGAACCATGTTACTGGTTGCCAGTATCGATGAATTAAATTATTAATCAAAATTATACCGGCGGCAATCGAAACCATAGACATAGTGATTAGTATGCTGCCTGCAAAAAATATTGCGAGTCTATCTATATCCATTTTATAGTGCTTTCAAAAGTTGTTTAACGTCTTTGTGTTTAACTATTATAAACGAAGTTATCCCGTTTGTCAACCTCATAGGCAGATCTAAATGGATTGTGATCTCCGGTTCTTCGCTGCCTACCTTGTTGCGGTCGTTGCCCACAGTGCCTATAAATGGAATTTTCTTCCAATATCCAAATACTCTATCACCTATAAAGTATTTTGGGTGGTATCCAGTTCGTTCAAAATATTCAGCTAGGCTTGCCATTATTGCTCCTTAGTTAGTTTACACATTAGTTGAAAGTGCTCGTAAGACTTACGTACACTTTCGTGTTGCATGAGTTTATCTGCTTCGTCTTGCATAGCTTTGACTGCGGCCTCAGCAATGTCGAAGGAACTAGTACCACGTAGAGAACACAGATCGTTGCCAAACTCTTTGGCTAGTTTTTTCCAGGCACGTTGTTGCCCCGGTGTAATAGGAGTCTGGTCCGGTTTGAGTTCGGCGGCCTTGCGTATAGCATCACATACCGCTTCTTGCGCCACGCGGCCTGCGGCAATCATAGCCGCATAGTTGGGATCAATGTGATAGCGTGTGCTCTTGCCGCCTGGATAACTCATAACAATATGGGTACCTTTTGCAAAACTGTCTAAGAAATCGTTGTCGTACTCACTTATAGGCACATACTTGCGTCCAACTTTTTCGTAATAGATTTTTTTCATCATTTGTCAGTGTCGTAAAATTTAAACTCTGAACCTTTGCCACTAGTGTCGTATCCATCATGTCCTTCAATATCAATACCATCATATGTAACACCACCGATCAAACTCCAGCCTTCGATATCGATGTAACTGATTGCAAGTTTTGCAGGATCAAACGGTGCAGTGAGTTCTAAATTGCCTTCAAAGAAGCAACCCTTCTCGGTACTTTGGCCAACAAAGCCCACTGTATTTTCTCTGTCCTCGCGGTCCTCGCACAAAAACTCGTTTGACTCGTCTATTTCAACTCCGGCTTCTGCTAGTGTTGCATATCCCAAGTTAGACTGCCAGTGCTGTTTACCAACTTCATCAGTTACAGTAATGTAGTTGTGCTCACTTAGCTCACATCCGGATTCATGCGCAATATCATCACACTCGTCCCAGCTGCCAGGTTCGAATGGTTGCATCTCTTCCGGAACTTCTGCTTGGTTATCGCTGTCACACGCAAATTCTTCGATGTCAATGTCGTTATCAACAAAGTACTGATATTGTTCACGGGGCACACTTCCTAAAACAATCTCGCCGCCGTATCCGGACAGCATCAATGTGTATGTGCGTGGTGTGAACTTGAGCGTTTGCATCAGTTGTTCTTTTTGCTTTTTGGTTGCCATAATCAATATTCCTCTGTTTCCACATCAATTCTCAAATTACCGTAAAACTCTAACAAGTCTCGGTTACTCCATTGATCCCACGGCTTAATGTCGTAATGGATGGGCAGGAGTTGCATCAATTTTAAAATTTCAGCAATTGCTAGATTTCTCATTCTTCAACTCCGAAATGTTGTTTCAAGGCGTCGCCGCTCAAGTATGTATGCACGTGGTTTACTGTGTTCAAACACACCCGGTCAAACTCTGCGTTGGGTTCTGCCATATCCACCAACACACCCATTATGTTGTAACTTTGTTTCCTGTTGAGTTCGGCACATTCCTGAACAATCAACTGGGCGAACTTTTGATTATACAGCGCTGACCACTTTGTAGAATCGCCGTTAAATTGTACAAGTGCATGAGCTTGTGCTTCTACCGCAAATTCTTTAATTAGTTTGTTCATATGTGGCCTTTCCCTTGTTAGCGTCTACCATTGTATTAGCATGGATATGAACGTAAAACACTTCGTTTGGTCGAGCAATAACATAAGCCAGTCTGCCACCAAAATACACAGCCCACTCTCCTGTCAAATTGCTTTTCACAATCACCACATAAGCAGTGGTGATAGCTTGTCCGCCAACGCCACCAAAGCCTAGTGCAGTGCTGCCCCAGGTCTGCGGAAACATAGCCGCCACTGTCATGTCATAGTCAGTGTGTTTGCGAGTCTTTTCAACTTTGGTGTCAGGCGGGCCCATGTGGACGCCGGTACTGCGTTCTTGCTCATACAGCGTTTTCTTTTGATCCTGGCTCAGCCGGTCGAACACATCTTCCCGCCACTTGCGATAGTTGCCCCAGTTTCGGTCTTGATAATTATAGTCCCGGAAACCCACATAGGCAGCATGGGCCAGGCAGGTGTGTAGTGTTTGTACAGCATTATCCATTATTCAACTCCAAAATGTTGTTTAATCTTTCGAGCAATAATAGCACCCATATCATCATCGCGGTGGCTATTATTAATACTAACCGATTCACATTCCTGCACAATTGATTCAGCAAACGCTTGTAAACATAATTGAAAATGAGGGTTAGGCTCAATGTCTAAACTCCAAATTTTATCAGCAAGTTGTTTAATTTTTTTGTTCATAATGTTCTTTCTTGTTTCAATCGTTCAGCTCATAAATGGGAGTTCAGTCAAATCCTCATTAGGAAACTGTTCAGTTGGAGTAAACACGTACTCGGACTTCTCGGGTTTTACCCACGGAAATTCAATAGGAACACACGAGTCTGAATTAGTGAAATACGACTTGAATAGTTTACCGTCATCAATGTCCGGTGATGAGCACCATTCCCAGAATACTTTGCCATCCAACCAATATGCTTGACCATCGAAACGATCAGCTCGTTTGAACACAGAACACATTCGCTTGTTCTGGAACACACCATCTCCAACGTCATGCCATTCATCATCGGTGCCAGTCAGCGGACCTAGTGGTTCGAAACTTGCGATTTTCTTGAATAAGTTGATTGTATAAGATGCGGAAGATCCAGAGTGACCTTCATCAGCAAAGATATCAAGCATTTTCAATACATTAGTACAGATCGCTTCTTGCATCTCATTGTTGTACTTTCCAGTGTCGTCGAGCCAGCCGGCAGCTTTGAATTCTGCCAGTGCATGTTTTTGATAGTTACTCATATTATTCATCCTTTAAAATCAACCAGTGCTTGCAAACAATCCCATTGACCCCAAGTGAGTGAGAATTGACGTTCACTAAGTGTAAAGTCAAAACCCTCGCCGTTATGCCATTCACATACTTCCATGAAGTCATGTTCTTTGGCTGTATGGTCATACGGTTTGAGTTCAG